AGATCGCGGCGATTGCATCCGAGTTGATTGCAAATCCCGAGACATCGACGGTCCACGCGGCGACCTCGAACACGACCGCGGCGCTGGTCACGACCGAGGCGTTGACGACGGCTGCTGGTGCAACCTACACGTTTACGTTCACGGACAGTCTGCTCGTTGCTGGTGCTCCGGCTCCGCTCGTCGCGGTTTACAACGGAACGAATACGGGCGGGGCGCTTGTTGTGACTAGTGTGACCAACGCGACGGGCTCGACCGTAGTCGTACTGACGAACAATGGTACGACTGCTTTGAACGGAACGATTCTGCTCGCGTTTCATATCTAACCGAATCGACGAGGCGTGATGATCGAGGCATGATGGACTGAAGGGGAAGGCTTTGCCGACTTGCCGACTTGCCGACTTGCCGGTGGCGTCCACCGGGGCTTTGCCGAGTTGGTGTGGTCTTCCCCTCTTTTTTCGGGCTTGCCGGGGCCTCCGGCCATGTATTCACCGTGAATAATACCGTGGACATAGACGCTACATTTCCAGCACCTCTCCAATGCCTCTTCGAGCCCAAGCGGCACAAGGTACTGTGGGGTGGGCGCGGTGCGGGACGAAGCTGGGGCATTGCACGAGCATTGTTGCTGATCGGAACTAAGCGGCCTATTCGAGTACTCTGCGTTCGTGAACTCCAAAACTCCATTGCCGAGTCTGTGCATAAATTGCTGTCAGATCAGATCTCGGTCCTTGGTCTGGACTCGTTTTACGAAATTCAGGTAGCTCGGATCATTGGCAAGAACGGAACGGGGTTCTCGTTCGAGGGGATTAAGAACAACTCCAGCAAGATCAAGTCATACGAGGGAATCGACTATTGCTGGGTCGAGGAAGCGGACAAGGTAAGTCAGAACAGTTGGGGGATTCTCATTCCGACCATTCGGAAGGCAGGAAGTGAGATCTGGATCTCGTTCAATCCGGGGCTGGAGACCGACTATACCTATCAGAGGTTCGCGCGGGATTCGGAACTGAAACCGTGCCCGGCGGGCCGATTTACCGAACCAACCGGCTGTCCGGTGTTCGAGTCGGAGATGTCATTTTCGATCAAGATGACTTGGCAGGACAACGAGTGGTTTCCGCAAGTGCTCCGAGACGAGATGGAGGATTTGCGGAAACGAGATTATGACTCGTACTTGAATGTCTGGGAAGGGCACCCGCTGCAGATGCTTAAAGGGGCGGTCTTCGCCAAGGAACTTCGGATGGCCCAACTCGACGGCCGGATTTGCACTGTACCGTGGGACCGTGAGACGCCGGTTGATACGTTCTGGGATCTGGGTCGCCGCGATATGACGAGTATCTGGTTCGCGCAAAAAGTCGCCATGCAATATCGGCTGTTGGCGTATCGGGAAGACTCGCAAGAGGACATTCATTATTATCTCAAACTATGCCAGGCGTTGCCTTACACCTACGGAACTCACTACATTCCGCATGACGGCGCGGCGAAACGGTTGGGCGAGAAACGCACGATTGAGCAAATCATGCGCGGGATGGGCTACCGGGTGACGGTGGTGCCACGGACTCATGCCAAGGTCAACGCGATCAATGCGGCGAGGATCATTTTTCCGAACTGCTGGTTTGACGAGACCGAGTGTGCAGATGGGCTGGACCGCCTGCGGCATTACCGATACCGAGTGGTCGAGGGCCAGTTGTCCGATGAACCTATGCATGATGAGAACTCGAACGGCGCGGATGCATTTATGACAATGGGGCAGGGCATCCGGTCGCCAAAGTCCAAGTCGAATCTGCAGGAACGGCTGAAGCGGGCCACGAACGCATTTCTGGATGACGCACCAATGCAAGGTTGGCTGGGACAGTAGATGGCTGCGGACCCCAACATCACCGATCAAATCGACGTTCCCAGCGACGATCCAGTGGTCGCCGAGGCCAAGCGGCGGTTCGATCAATGCTCGGAGTATGAGGGCACCGCCCGAGAACGATTTATCAATGATATTAAGTTCGCCAATGGCGATGCTGATAACGGATACCAGTGGCCGAATGCTATTCGACGTACTCGTGACATTGACCAACGGCCATGCCTGACAGTAAACGTCACTCGGCAGCATAATCTGCAAATCGTCAATGATATGCGGAAGAATAAGACTGCCGTGAAGGTCCGCGCTACCGGCGGCGGGGCAACGACCGACTCGGCTGGAGTCTTCGCCCAGGTCATTCATCGGATCGAGTATCAGTCTAAGGCATCGGACATCTACACTCAGGCGATTGACTTTCAGGTCGCGGCGGGCATTGGCTGGTGGCGGATTGTCACGGACTATGCCCCCGGCGATACGTTCGATCAGGAAATCTACCTGCGACCGATTAACGATCCGTTGGCAGTATACATCGACCCAGACGCACAGGAGAAGGATAAGTCTGACGCAAAGTTCGCGTTTGTATTCGATGACGTGCCGAGGCGTGAGTTCAAGGCTGCGTATCCCCGCTTCGCGGACCTCGCGAGTGAAGCCCCCTTGGGCATTGGCTCGACTTACGATGACTGGATTACCAAGGACCACGTTCGGCTGTGCGAGTATTTCCGCCGGGTGCCGAAGAACGACAAGGTGATTAGTTTTGTCGGCCCGGACGGCAAGCGCCGGACGATTCGTGGCTCTCGCATGACCCCGGCGATGCGAGATGAGGTATTGGACGATCCGCAAACCTCGTGGCGAACGATCACAGATGAAGTCGTCGAGTGGAAACTGATCTGTGGGCAGAAGGTCATTGACTCGACTGAATGGGTCGGAAAGTATATTCCGCTGATTTGTGTCATTGGGCAGGAACTTACAGTCGATGGTGTCATGGACCGGAAGGGCCATACGAGGGCGATGAAAGACTCGCAGCGAATATATAATTACAATGCCTCTGCACAGGTCGAGTTCGTTGCACTGCAGTCCAAGACCCCGTATCTGGCCCCGGCCAAGGCGATTGAGGAACTGGAGGAATACTGGAAAACCGCAAATACGCAGAATCATTCCGTACTGCCGTGGAACCATGTCGATGACGATGGGACTCCGATTCCACCACCAGTTCGCCAACAACCGCCAACTGCCAGTCCGGCCTTCGAGGCCGGAATGACCACTGCGTTCAATCAAATGATGATGACCAGTGGCCAGTATCAGAACCAAATGGGCATGATGGGGAATGAGAGGACCGGGGAGGCGATCTCGCAACGGCAGCAACAGGGCGATACCGCGACGTTCCATTACCCGGACAATTTTGCCACGGCAATCCGTTTCACCGGCATTCAACTTATCGATCTGATTCCCAAGGTCTATGACACGAAACGATTGATGATGGTCATGGCTGACGACGGAGTCGATGAAGAGGTCGAGATCGACCCGACCGCGCGCCAGTCGTATTTGCAGCATCGGGGCCGCGAGGGCGAGGTCATTCGCAAGATTTTCAACCCAAATGTCGGAAAGTACGAAGTCGAGGCGGACGCCGGGCCGGCCTATGGCACGAGGCGGGAAGAAACGGTGAAGATTCTCACGCTGATTTTGACTCAGGCCCCGGCGCTCACTGGTATCGTCGGTGATCTGCTGCTGTCCGCGATGGATTTCAAAGAGGCGCAGGAAGCGGCCCGTCGGCTCAAACGGATGGTCCCGGCGCAGGCCCTGGGCAAAGGCCCAACACCGCAGGAAGTGCAACTTACGCAGCAGGTACAGTCGTTACAAACGGCACTGGCCAAGACCATCGAGCGCGCGGCGAAGGACTCGATCAAACTGGTCGGAAAGGGTGAGATGCGAGACATTGATGTTTACAAGGCCGAGACCGAGCGGTTTAAGGCCCTCGCGGACTCGCTGGGCATGGACCCGGAAGGGATCAGACAGGTGTTGGGACAGTTGGTATCTGATACGGGACAGACTTCGCTCGTGCCGGTGATTGCGGCGAACGCTGGCAGCCTTTCCAATGTAACACCATCAAACCAGTTGTCCGAACAACCGCAAACTGTTGCTGTTCCGCCGCAATCGCAAGAAGAAACCGCACCAGTTTCCGGCGCACGAAGGGCGCCTGATGGAGCATGGTACATGCCTGATCCAACTCGGAGTGGCAAATACCTTCGAGTGCGCCCAAGAGCACAGTAATATGGCAGAAGACAATCAATTGCTTGGCTATCATGGAACTCCGCATACGTTTGAGCCTGTCGAGCATAATCCATTTGGTGAGTTCAAAGACGAGGCAATTGGTTCCGGGGAGGGCGCACAGTTATATGGTTACGGACATTATATTGCTGAAAATCCAGCAGTAGCACGGAATTATGCAACTAAGTTATCCAGTGACAAGGCGAATAGCAATGTCCTTGAAGTCGCTATGAAACCAACTGAAAGTGAATTACTAGATTGGGATGTTCCATTACATCAACAGCAGAGTATTGGAGAAAAGTTAGTAAATTTAAGTAGTAGAATTTCTCCAAGTGATACAGGAGCACAAGCGTATGAAATGCTTAGTTCTATTCTAGGAAAAGGCAGATATAATCATAGATTAACTTCACAGACATTGCATAAAAATGGGATTCCAGGAATCAAATACTTAGATGAAAGAAGTAGAAATCCAATTGGACCTGCAACGTATGCAGGCACCAGTACTCCGCAACAACAACTTGGTTTGCAAGTGTTAAATGACTCTGGCCAGTCAAGACGCTGGAGCCCCGATGCATTAACATTGCATCAACAATTGATTGATAACTATGCTGCCTCAGCCCAAGCAAGAGCAATGGGAAAACAGTATATTCTTCCAGGTGTAAATGAGAAACTTGCTGCATTGCAGTCGCTTGATCCGGCAAAGATTGCAGGACCAAAACAGACTCGTAACTATGTAATCTTCGATCCAAGTAACATTGCTATTACAGCGAGGAACGGGCGACGACTTGATCCTGTAGATCATAACCCATTTGCAAATCTGGAGACAGTACCCAATGACCGAACTTCACGCGCATAAGCTGGTAGCTGAGACCGCTGAGAACATGGCACATGAACTGTACGATGTCATGATGCAGGATAATGAATGGTACTCGGTATGGAAAAAGTGCCAACCAGGGATGTCGGTTAAGGGGCTCGAAACTGCGTTCGTGCGACGGAACTTGGCACAATTGATTCCGAAAGCTCGGGCCATACTTGCCGCTATGCTTGCCGGGCCATACGACGACGGTATGAAGGACAAAATCCACGAGGCACTGTTGCTGGATTGGACTTTAATCAAAGGGCGCGGGCATGGCCGAGAACACTGAGTTGCCAGCAGTAGTCGAGACCTCGGCGGTGGTGGCACCGCCAGCGGATACTGTTGATACGACTCTGCCGGCGGCAGCAGTAGCCGCCCCGCCACCACCGGCGGCGCCGCCGCCTGTCGTCGTCGAGCCGCAGCCGCAGGATTGGCGCGAACGCCGGATCGGCGAGTTGACCGCAAAGCTCCGCGCCGCTGAGGCCAAGGCCAAGGCCGAGCTGCCCGCGCCGCCCGCGGCGCCTGTTGTCAATCAGGCCGAGATCGATCGGCTGGCCAATATCCGGGCGCAGGAACTCAATGCCACGACCGAGTTCAACCGAATGTGCAATGAGGCTGCCGGGGCGGGCCGTCTTGCATTTCCAGATTTTGACACCAAGCTGAATGAGATGAAACGTCTTGCCGAGGGCGGCGATGCTAATACCGTCTCGGCCTACAATACGATGATCGCGGCGGCGCTGGAGACCGGGGATGCGCCGAAGGTGATTCATTATCTGGGCGGGAATCTCAATGAGGCTTCGCGGATCATGTCCATGCCGCCGATGAAGATGGCGGTTGAGTTGACTAAAATAGCCACCGGGGCTGCTCGCACGTTCTCGCAACTGCCAAAGCCAATCACTCCGATTGGCAGTCGCGGCGGGCAGCACGAGGAGATCGACCCGGCGGATGCCGAGCGATCGGATCGACTTGCGACTGCGACTTGGATGGAACGGCGTGAGGCGCAGGTGAAAGCAGCCGCCCGACAGCAGTAATTTGACGGCAGTGCCACCAGGCACTGCCGCTGAGCCCTGGCCCTCACTTTGGCCTCGTTGGACGCACAGACAGTCCACTTGTTAGTCTGTCAGTTCCTGGTCGCTGCGCGACCTCGTTCGAGTTTGCGGCCTCGTCTTTGCCCGCACGGTCTTCGCCCCGCCTGGCGCTGTTCGCCCATTTGAGCTTGGGCAACTCATTCCCAACGGAGTAGGATTCCGTTGACAAACGGGGCGCAGCCCCAGGAGACTCAAATGGCTAATTCACTGCTGACAATCAATATGATTACCCGAGAGGCGGTAAGACTGTGGAAAAACAGCAACGCCTTCATACAAAACGTCGATATGCAATATGACTCCAGCTTCGCTGTGACCGGCGCGAAGATCGGCTCGACGTTGCGGATTCGGCTGCCCAATGACTTTACCGTCACGACTGGGCCGGCTCTGTCCGTGCAGGACACTGCGGAACAGTCTACCACACTCGTTCTGGCAACACAGAAGCATGTCGATGTCAGTTACTCGACGGCGGATCGGACTCTGTCCTTGGACGACTATTCCCGCCGCGTGCTCGCCCCGATGGTCAATAATCTCGCCGGTGCCGTTGCCGTCGATATTATGTCCGGGTCCGAAGGTGGCATTTGCAACATTCAGGCGAATCAGGACGCTGCCAGCAACGTGCTGTCGCCGATTCAGTCGACGTACTTGCTGGCGGGGGCGCAGTTGGACCTGAACTCGGCTCCGATTGCCAATCGCAAGATTGTCAACTCGCCGGTTACCGAGGCTCGGGTTGTCTCGACTTTGTCCGGGCTGTTGAATCCAGCCTCGACCATCTCTCGGCAATACGTCACGGGCCGGATGTACGATGCGCTCGGATTCATTTGGATGAAAGACCAGACCTCAATCGCGCATACGACCGGGGCGCTCGCGCAAGGCTCGGCCACAGTGAACGGGGCCGGGCAGACCGGACTCAATCTCATCGTCAATGCGCTCGCGGCGGGGATTGCCCAGGGTGATATTATTACCATCGCCGGGGTGTATCAGGTCAACCGGATCACCAAGGCGACCACGGGGCAACTGCGACAGTTTTCCGTAACTGCGGCTGTTGCTGCTGGCGCGACGAGCATTCCGATCTACCCCGCGCTCGTCCCCGGAGTCGGCGGCCAGCAGGTCCAGTACCAAACCGTTACTGTCTCGCCAGCGAATGGCGCGGCGGTAAATCCGGCCCTCGGCCTCGCGGCAAGCGTGACCTATCGCAAGAACTTCGCGTATGCGCCGGAAGCTGTCACGCTGGCGACTGCCGATCTCGAAATGCCCAAGGGTGTACATGAGGCGGCGCGGGAGGAGTTCGACGGGGTCTCGATGCGTATGGTCACGGATTACTTCATCGGGACAGATCAATTGATCACACGCCTCGATGTTCTCTACGGCTATCTTTGGATTCGGCCAGAATGGGCTTGCATAGTTGCAGACCAAGTCTGAGCCAGGTTTATCAAATCAGGAGTAACTGCAATGAACCGTCAACAGTTCCACGATCAGGTCTACTACAGTCTCGCCGGGCAGCCACAACGGCAAGCCCTCGCCGACGCGGCGATCAAGAACATTTATGCTGGGCTGGACGATTTGGCCAAACTCGGCCGCCAGTTTCAGCTTGTCCCAGACGAAGTCATAGTAGAAGGTCCACGCGAGTTCCCGAAGGCCATGTATCACAGAGACTCGGCCGATCCCGGCGCGATCAGAACGGTGGAGAACTCGCTGCAGGAGCAGGAGGCTGTCGAGCAAGGTTGGCAAACGGGCCAGTTTCCGCCCCGCGTGTTCGTACGAGACAGGG